CATAGATGTAAGTGTAAGTGTAAGTGCAGGTGTAGGTGTAGGTGTAGGTGTAGGTGTAGGTGTAGGTGTAGGTGTACCCGCGAGCGCAGGCACAAAAAACGCCCGCAGCGCATATGCGCTGCGGGCGTCGAGTGTAGGTGTGCTCGCCTAGGCGAGTTTCGCGACGATCGCGGCGAGCATCGCCTTAAGCTCACCGTTCTGTTTCTTCATTTCCATCGCGTCGAGCAAGTCCTCCGTCGCGGCATGCGCCGCCGCTGCGGTAACGGGTGGCGTGGCGCTCGGTGTGGCGGCGGCGCGTGGTGCGACACGCGCTGGCACCAGTGGGTTCGCGGTATGCGCCTTGGCGTCGCGCACTTTCGCAAAGGCGCGCAACTTGTCCGCGTCGATCGCAGCTACCTGAGCGACCAGGGTATGAAAACCCTGGTCGGGAAAACGCTCGCATATCTCGGCGAGCGTCTCGCAAACACTGGCGATACGCTTTGCCGCTGCCACAGGGTTCGCACGAGCGGTCGCAATCACGTGCTTTGCGAGCGCCTCCGGATTACCCGCCAATGCACGCACTTCCGCATCCTTGTGCACATACGCACCCAAGAAGCCGTTGGCGTTCTTCACCATGAAGTCCAGCTTCTTGAACGCGTCGCGGTATGGCGTGGCGACCGTCTCGCCTTCCGCCGCCGCCTTGAGCGCATCACCCTCCGCCGCCCACAGCGCCTCACAGGTGATGTACGCCTGCTCGACGTGCTCACGTACCGCAGGGTGCATCACGCGCTTGCACTCGCCAGCAAAGGTTTTCAGCGAATTTTGCTGCACCTTGTCCAGTTCGCTGTTGCGGCTTTCGGCATATGCCAGGACAGCGGCATCAACGCCATCGTCGATGTGTTTTTGCGCGTAGTTGTTGGCGAGCGACACGCCAGCGAGTCGCACGTAGATGCCCTTGCGTGTCGTGACATCCGCGTTGTCGGCGGCGGCGCTGTCCAACTTGTAAGCGTCGGAGACCTGTGTTTTCGCCAGCTTCGCGCCCATCATTGGCGCAAGCTCGCCCATCACGGTGTCGCGCACTGCCGCAATGACCGTGCTCGGGATTGCCTGCAAGCCCGTGTCGAGCGCAACGGGCGCTGCGCTTGTGACGGGAACGATCGCTGCCTTGTTGGTCCGGTTTGCCATGGTAGTTTGTCCGCTTTCGGTTGGTTGAGGGGCACGATGCCCATACATGGCGAAGCGGATTTTGCCCGGTTTCACTACCAGTAGTGGGATTGTTAGTCACCGTAGGTGACTAAAGTCACCGTGCGCGGGTGTAACATGTGGGTGATGATGCGCGCATCATGCGAGGCCTCGGACCGGCCACCCCCGGCCCGGCCTGGACGGGCCACCCCGCCCGGCCAGCCCCGCCTCCCTAGTCACGTAGATAAGAGTAACAAAAATTCTACTTCACTATTTTTGACATTCACTAGCCTTCGAGGTGTCGGCGCGGGAAGGGGGCGGCGGGTGTAGGGACCGGCGGGTCGGCGCGGGAAGGGGGCGGCGGGTGTAGGGACCGGCGGGTCGACGGTCGTAGACGCGGCGGGTCGGCGGGTGTAGAGTACGTGGCAGCGTCGGGTGACACGGTGATATCCTGCCGGCCGTAGCCCAGGCTCGGACATGGCCTCGCAAACTAGGTCCTGCTTGGGAACTTTGTGGGGTGACAGGCAGGCCCCACCCCGGCGCGCAAGGGCATCCCATGGGGCATCTACGTGCGGCTAGGCATGCGGCGCAACACCACCAGCAGGGCAGCCAGGGTCGAGAGCGGACTCTCCCCCGGCTACCGCCTGCTCTACTGTGAGATTTGTAAGTTAAGTTGTGTTCGCCTATATGGCGAAAACATTCGGTGCCCGATGGATCATATCCTGGCCTGGGACCCGCAAATCGACGCTGAGGCCCAAAATCGGGCCGCTGAGGGGGGTAAAGCCGATGGAGCAGGGTCGAGTAGCTGAAGACATTTCTCACGCCCCAGCGGCCTCCGCAGCGGCCCGGGAGCGGGCGTCGATAGCCCGGGAACTCGAGATACCCTATTGCCAGCGGCCTTTAGGCCCCTGCGTGTGGGTCCGCGCCGACGGGGGCGGGGTCAGGTTGGTCTACCATTATGACCTTGTGCACGCCCCGATAAGACGTTAAATTGGTCGAGTAGTTTAGTTCACACGGCTACCGGCAAGACGGCGAGTGTCGATACAACCCCGTCCCGGGATGGAGTGGCCTAACTAGGTACTCTAGCTCCACCGCTCGCGATCCCGCTCGGATTGTCAAATCGGTCGATACCATTCTGACGAAACTGGCGCGCCCCGCCCCCCACTGATACCCGGGGCGCGCCAAATCTTTATGTGTCACCAGTAGGCGACAGCCACCGCCACTGCCACTACCAGTAGTGCGACCACCACGGCGATCGACATGATCTGCGCGCGTGACATGTCCCCGGAACGCTCCCGGTAGCTGGCCGGGTCTCGCCATCTAGGCATGGTGTAATATCCTCTGTCACTTACTGGCAGGTGTGGAAGTCGATCTAGTTGTTCGGCGTGCTGCCGCCCAGGATGTAACCCGCGATCGCCGACAGCGCCGCCAGCGCGGCTTCGCCGCTGATCTTGTCCTGCAGGCATAGGAGGGCGATGGTCGGCACGATCAGGAACAGCACGATCCCGCGCTGGATTATCCTCGCCTCGATCATCTGGTTGACCGTCGCGTCCGCGCCGGGGGCGTAGAAGATCGCACCGAATACCAGGAGGCCGGTCATCACCACCAGCACCGCCACTGCGACAAACGCGGCCCACAGCAGGCGGTCATGATAAGCCATTATTCTTCGACATCCATCGAACGAAGCATGTCCACTTTCATCGACTCGAGTACCCCGATCGTCCTTAACCTATCCAGCCGCACGCCCAGTTCGGCGGTGAACCAGTCGGTTTTCCCGGCGTAAAACCCTGCGAGAAATATCGAAGAGAACTCGCCCGCCCTGGCGCGCGCGAGGAGGTTTTCCAGGCGCTCGACGATGTCGTCCGCTTGCGGGGTGTTGACCACCTTGATCATATGGTGCTCCATACGCGGACGGCGCGTCGTGTCAGCGAGCGCGCCGCCCTGACCAGTACGATCCGGCTACGGAGGACCGAATGGCTGCCAAGAGTTTGCCCGATCGAGCGCGTGTTTGCCAGCTGCTCGATTACGATCCGGCGACTGGCGTGCTGACCCATAAGCCTCGGCCTCGGGAGATGTTCCCCGATCTTCGGTCTTTTAACGGGTGGAACACCCGGCGTGTCGGGCAGGCCGCTGGGTGGCAGGTGCCTGCGCGTGAGCTTGTCGTCGTTGGCGGTGTTCGGTATCTGGCGCACCGTATAATCTGGTTGATAGCCTACGGCGAGCCTGTGCCTGATTTGATCGACCACGCCGACGGTAACCCCCACAACAACCGGCTCGACAATCTGCGGGCGGCAGCGCGCTCCGGGAACGGGGCAAACGCCGTTCTGTCGCGGCGAAGCACTACCGGTAGTAAAGGGGTTACGGTACGCGGTAACAGGTTTCGAGCGATCATTGGCGTCGACCGTAAGATAGTCAACTTGGGGACCTTCGACACGATCGAGGAAGCTGCAAAAGCATATCGTGACGCTGCGGTCAGATATCATGGTGAGTTCGCCCGCTGGGGATCAGGTCCAACCGGCGCTCGACGGCGCGGTGGCATATGATGGTTCAGAGTTGAAGTACCGGCGCTCGCGCGCCATTACTCGACCAGTATAGTTGCTTGAAGTACCAAGGCAGAAATACTGTAGTGCGTCAGCTACATCACTGTGAGGATGTGATTTTTCTGGTACGTCGTCGAGAACGCCATCACGTTTTCGCCTGTACCTGTAGTCGCTCCCTAACGCCTTAACAAGGGTAGGCTAAAAATCCTTCGTCGGCTAAGACCATAAAGGGTGTTTCCTCCCGTGTTTGTGAGCGTTGACGACCGGCTGGGTCAGCGACGATAAATACCCGCCGGCCCGCGAACGGCGGCGCGGCGAGCGCCGGCTTGAGGTGCTCCTGCAGCATCGCGGTCAAACCGATCTGCTCGGTGATGATTTCCTTCATGATGATCGCCCGGCCGAAGTTGTCGACTTGCCCGATGACCGCTGCGCAGTTCCGACCAAAATCCAACCCGACCATGATCGGGCGGTTCGGATTTACTACCAGTGACATATCTTTGACATGGGTTTCGGCGTGAAAGGTTTTTCGGAAGACAGATTGCCCCGCGTTAGACGAACCCCACTGGCTTTCTACGTGGACTGTCGACCAGTCGACATCCTTGTCGTCCATCAGTTCTTCGTAGTAGCCTTCGGGCAGGTTCTCGACGTTCTCCGCCATTGGGCCGATGCCCGATGGTTGGTGATAGAGCGCCCAGGATTTATGCGGGTTCAGCACCATGCGGTCGTGATATGGGCTGTCTGTAGACCACGGGTTCGTGTCAGCTACGACGCCGTACCACGTTGGACCTCCCAAGGCCTTACTTGGGTAGCGTCCGCACCGGCCTAATAGATGACGCATGATCTCGAACGGCACTTCACGGATTTCGTTTACCCAAGCACCGGTTAATTGTAGCGACAACAGTCGGCGGATATCTTCTTTACTATCGAGTGGCAGCAGCATCCAGTCCGAGTGCACCGCAGTACCGTCGGGTAGGTTTAGCCTGACTTGCAGTGTGCTATCGGTTGTGTAGAAGTGAACGCACTGACCTAAATACTGCATCGCGTCAGCTAGTACGGTTTGGCGAAGTTGTTGCAGCGTGTTTCGTATGAGCGCGTATCGGGTGTACCTCACCCCGTTGTGTGGTTGTTGTTCGCACGCTCGCCGTAGCAGCTCCATGCAAATTCCCATGGTCTTGCCACTACCCAAGGGTCCGACCAGCACCCGGATGCGGTGGTCGCTGTCGAGCATGAAGTCCTGGATGGTTGGCGGCGGCTGGTAGAACATATAAGATACCTTTGGGCTGCTAGCGCCGGCGGGTTGAGCTGCCGTCGGGTTATGTGGTCAAGGCGTCGAGGCGGGCGCGGTTCGCTCACCCGCCCCCTCGGCCCCGCTTTTTATCCCGGGATCGCGCCAGGGACCGTAGCTGCGTCTTCCGCCGCCGGGATCGGGTTCGCCCCGCCGCCCATGCTCGCCCGCATGTTGCCAAAGCGGTTACGATAGTAGCGCGAGTACGCGTTAAGCATGGGGTCGGCTGCGAGCGCGGCGGTCACCGTGCCCGCCGGTGCCAGCACTAGAGGTAGAAATTTAGTCCAGTAGGTTCTTCCGGCCATCACACATCCTCCTCTGGGTAATCTTCCTCACTACCAGTAGTGCCGCCGACCAGTGCACCGGAAGACGGCGGCGGGATCGAGTCGGCGTCGAGCACCGTCGTGCCAGAGATCACTTCTTGTCTCCCCCCGGCAAAATTGATCGTGAGATTGAACGCCGTGCCCGTCTGCCGCGCCTCGTTACCCCTAAGCGCGGCCGGCGCGCCATCGAGGCCAGCTCCTCGTTGGAGCTGCCTGAAGCCGTCGATCCGCGCCCCTACAGGGGTCAAGGGGTCGCGCACGACGTGCGCGATCGGGACGATGAGTTCTTCGGTCGCCCGCTGGAACTTCGCCCTTACCCTGGTCTCGGTCCCCTCCGCAGAGTTAAACAACGCCTTGATTTTTCTAGCTTCCTCGACCAGCATCGGGTGTTGTCTTAGATAATTTCTTAGTTCGTTTTTGTCTTTTAGCCCGTACCGCCGGGCGATCTCGTCGGGCTGGTGCATCCCCGTGGCGAGATCGTACTGTAATCGCTGGATCAGCGCGTCGTCGTGATAGGGGTTTTGGTCGAGGACCATCGGCAGGGCCACTTCGGACCTCATAGTATTGCGAACGTCAAACTTAATGGTATAAAACACCGCCTAGGGATTTTACCAGGATGATATCGAGTTGGCGAACGCACTGCCCATCCCAGGCCCGCGTTACCAGACGCCCACTACCGGTAGTGGACCCAACGTTATTCCGTTGTCCCGCGAGAACGGCCCAGGTTTTCTGCGGGTGGTCAGCCCCGCCGAGCTGGACCAAAGAACAGCCGAGGAGAACGCGCGCTTACGTGGTCCTGTTCAACAAACCCCAAACGATCTCGGGCACTACATCAGGACCCGGTGGGAGTCGATGCGCAATCATCGCAACTCCAATCGCAACCCTCTGAACGAAAGATTGTTACGCGCACAACGTATGTTCGAGGGGCAGTACGACCCGTCTAAGCTGGCCGAGATACGCAAATTCGGCGGGTCTGAGGTTTACGCAAGAATAGTCGCGGTAAAATGCCGGGGGGCCACGTCCTTGTTAAGGGACGTGTACCTGGGTGCACAGCGCCCGTGGTCGATCGATGCACAGCCCGACCCGCCGGTCCCGCCCGAGATCATGGCTTCGATTGCGCAGCTTATTTCTTCGGAGGCGGGGGAGGCCCATGCTCAGGTGGGTGCCCCGCCCCAGCCGATCGACGTGCACGCAAGATTTGTCGCGATGGTCCGCCAAGCGCAGCAAGCTGCCAAACGTACAGCGGACCTCCAGGCCGAGGCGGCGGCGAACAAGGTCGAGGATATTCTCGAGGCCGGTAATTTTTACGATGCCCTGGCCGAGTTCCTGGTCGATGTCCCGCTGTTTCCCTTTGCGGTTCTCAAAGGGCCGATCGTCCGCATGGTGCCCAAGCTGACCTGGGTGAACCGTCAGCCCCAGATGGACGTGGTTCCGCAGTTGTTTTGGGAAAGAGTCGACCCCTTTAATTTCTACTGGGACCCGGGCGCGATCAGTATCGAGCACGCCGAGCTGATCGAACGTAAAAAGCTCACCCGCAGCGATCTCAACGATGTTCTGGGACTGCCTGGGTACAACGACGCGGCGGTGCGGGCCGCGTTGGAAGATTATTCACGTGGGTTGCGCGACTGGATGGACTCGCCCGACACCGAGATGGCGCTTAACGCCGGCCGGGAAGCCCCCCAACAAAATAGGTCCAACCTGATCGACGCGATCGAGTACCACGGCAACGTACAGGGGACGACCCTCCTCGACGAGGGTGTCGACCCAAGTCAAATCCCCGACCCCGACAGGGATTACTTGGTTCAGTCCTGGGTCGTCGGCCGGCATACTATTAAAACTCAGATAACCCCTTCCCCGCGCCGGCGGCACCCTTACTTTGTTACTTCGTTCGAGAAGGTTCCCGGTAATATCGCCGGGCACGGTCTGCCGGATATTCTGGAGGATATCCAGGAAGTCGCCAACGCCACCTTGCGCGCGCTGGTCAATAATATGAGCATAGCGAGTGGGCCGCAGGTGGTCATAAACACCGAACTACTCGACCCCACTACCAACGAGGACCAGCTATATCCTTGGAAACGCTGGAAAGTTAACTCCGATCCGCTGGGGTCGACCCAGGCTCCGGTGACGTTCTTCCAGCCCCAGTCCAACGCCCAGGAACTTATGACCATCTACCAGGGCATGTCGGCGATGGGCGACGATACCTCGGCGATACCGAGATATACCACGGGGGAAGCCGTCTCCGGTGGGGCTGGGAGAACAGCGTCTGGTCTTAGCATGCTGATGGGCAACGCCCAGAAAGTCCTGCAGACCGTCGCGGCAAACATCGACATCGATGCGGTGCGCGGTATCCTGCAGGGCCTCTACGATATGATCATGCTGACCGACCAGTCTGGGCTGTTGTCGGGGGACGAGCAGATCAAGGTAAACGGCGTCGTGGTCGCGCTGCAGAAGGAGACCGAGAACCAGAAGCAGCTCCAGTTTTTACAAATAACCGCCAACCCGATGGACATGGGCATCGTCGGGATGACCGGTCGCGGCCGGGTGTTGCGTGCATTGGCGACCTCGCTGGGGATGCCCGACGACGTTGTGCCTGACGACGATACCATCCAACAGAAAGAACAGGCGCAAAATCAACAGCAACAGGTAGCCCAGCAGGCACAGCTTGCGATGGCCGCCTCGAAAGCCGTCGGCCCGGGTGCCGTGGGTGCGGCGCTAGGTGTCGGCGGTCAAGGAGGT